GGAAATTGTGGTCATGTTGTTGGAACTATTATTTTATACTTATTTATTTTTGTAGCAATATATATTTTGATTTATTTACTGTTACTTTTATGTGGAATAGATATATCACCACCCAAGTCTTCCAAAAGTAAATCCAAGTATAGTCTTAGAACAGGAGGGTTTGCTGCAGGATTATTACTAGGGGGAAAGAAAAATTAATATCCCTTCTTTTATTATTTTATGAAATTATTTTATACTTTTTTATGAAAAAGGGGTTTTAGAAATATTATAATATTTTGATATATACATATATATAAGTTTAGAAGCGTTAGCACAGTCCTTGCCGAAAATGTTGAAATATGATGCCATCATTTTGGCTGCAAAAAATATAGATGATTTAAATGCTGCAATGAGCGTCCATGAAACTAAAATTGAAGATTTAACGCAAAGAGTATCTGATTTAGAAGATGGGGCGAGTGTTGAATTCGGAGGAGGAATGCGTAGAAAACGTCGAAAATCTAGAAAACGTCGAAAATCTAGAAAACGTCGAAAATCTAGAAAACGTCGAAAATCTAGAAAACGTCGATGTGGTGGTTCTGGGAAACATCCCCAAATCTATCGCTAATGCCAAAGACAGGTCATTTGTTAGATGGGGGAAGACGAAGAAAAAAGCGTTAAATAATTTAATTTTTTTTAAATACTTAAATAAAATTAAATGTCAGATGATATTTGTGCAATATGTCATGAAGTTTTAGGAAATGATATATATAATTTACCGGAATGTTCTCATAATTACCATACAAATTGTATTATAACGTGGTTTAGAATGGGTCATAATAAGTGTCCACTTTGTAATAACGAAGGTATAAATGCTACTAATAAAGAGGCTAATGATCATATTAGTAATGTTTCTTTTACAGAAAGACGGTGTTATCTTTCATTGTATAAAGAAATTTCCAAAAATTCTAGGCGTAAAGATACTCCTGTGAAAATTAAAAAAGCAGTAGAAAAGGTTAGGAAATATCAGAAAAAATTTACAGATTATAAAAAAGAAAAGAAAGATTGGTATAAATCTGTTCCTGAAAATATGACTGTTCGAGAAATTATGAGTAAAAATCAAAAATATAGACGGCGGAGATGGAAAATGGAGAGGGATTTAAATACTAAAAAGCGAATGATAGGATATCTTTATGGTAATAAAATAGTTAATATTATTATTCCCCAAAAGATAGATATATGAAAATTGAAGTTTGATTGAGCATATAAGGTATGGTATATTATATTTAGTCATGTCATCAAATACTCAAAATACACAAAGAGGTAGCGGGGGTCGTGGAGGTCGTGGAGGTCGTGGAGGTCGTGGACGTGGCGATGGTAAAAAACGTAAATACAAGAAGTGGAAGGAAGAACCTGTAAAAAAGAAGCCATTCGAGAGATGTCCTTTTAAAGTTGGTTCTGATGAATGGTTTGTATGGAAAAATGCTCGTTATGAAAATAATGTGTTTTATTCAACCCATGAGTTAGACTATGGAGTTATTCCAAGAACATTTAAAACTAGTAACAATTCACCGCAAACGAATGATAATAAAATGCTGCATCTCCAAAATAAAATGATTGATAATAATTGGATGTTGAAAAATGATCACGATTGTGAATATTTTGAACATCATCTATATCCCGATAAAAAGGTTGAAGTTCATTCTTATATGGCTTCAAACGGTCAAGAGCTAAGCTTTCCTCTTATGGATAAAAAAGATGATCCCGAAGGGATTGCGTGTAGTATTAGATACAGATATCGAAATACTTCTATTGAACCTAATGAATTTACAAACCATTGTGATACGCGAACTGGTAAACGACATAATAAGTATCTTCGTTACTTAAAAATCAGAACGGAAAGACGTGATGAGTTTGATGCGGAAAGAAATGCAATTGCCATGGCAAATGCGTTGAATAAAAAGTTGACCAACAATGCAATGTCTAAGGTTTAAAATAAATTATAAAATTTAATATAATTAATAAAAATTTAATATAATTACTAAAAAATTTTAATATTTTTTTTATTGTTGATAATATTTATTACCTTTTCGCAGCGTTGAACATTTAAAACGCCAACTTAATTCAGATATTTTTTAGGTTTCCGTTTTCTTGTTGATGGTCATTTTAAAATTTCAGTGCTTATTTAAAATCTGTGTATATATTATATAATTATGAACTATCCTGAGAATACTATTATAGAGCTTAATAAATACGTAACCAATTTTGATAACGATATTAAAGATATACAGATTGTTGAAAAAAAAATTAATAAATGGATAAATAGAGGAATTGATATGGTGACCGCATTAACGCCTTTAAATTTACAAATTGAAAAGTGGAATAATAAAATGGATACTTTATTAAACAATTTCAAAAATAATATTTTATTGTTAAAAGCTGTTGATGATAGGATCAAAAATGAACAAATTTTAAAAATTGAAGATCTAGATATTTTTTCTGATAATTTGGAAAAATGGAATCATTTATTCGACGTTTATAAATCAGTTTTAGAAAATTTGAAACAAGATACAATAATTTTATATGATATAGAAGAACATATAAAAAAATATAATAATTTAGGTGTAGAATTAGGCGATGCTATTACTAAAATAAATAATCAAAATAATAATATTATTAATACAATTAATAATTCAATGTTAGAATTAAAAAAATTAATTGAGGAAGTAAAATTAGAATCAGAAAAAATTTCAGATGATAATGTGGATGAAATAATAAAAAATAAATACTGGGCTTTTTACGAGAAAATCAATGTAGATTCTGAAAGTTTTTCGATATATTTAAATAAAAGTTATTGGAACAGCCAAGATGATGGGGTTGACATTTTAAATCATACTCAATTAAATTATATAAATAGGAGGTCTGTAATATATAATTCTAGTGTAGGTGAAGTCCAAGTCCATTCGAAACCAAAAAAACCTATTAAATATATTTATTATGGTCATTCAAAAGATCAATTAATTAAGTTAAATATTAGAGAAAATCAATGGGGTTCATATTATGTTGATTCTGGGAATTGTATGATACAAGTATATTTTGGGTCAACACAAATTATGGAAAATGGACATAATTCCAGAAAATATTTTGGAGAGATTTATAAACAACAAAATAACGAAGACTATCAGAATGGTGCTACAACAAAAGAAAAATGGTTTTTATTGGCCTCTTGTGATGAGATAACAAATTTTGATCAAATAGATTTTAAAGGAGAATAATTTAACTAACCCATATTTTAAAACTAATTATATTTTAATTTCTATAGATAGCATTTTATGGAAGAAAATAATTAATAATTATTTTATAATATTAAATTCATATCCTAATATAATTAGTGCGTTTCAAATGTTTAAAGGTGTAAATATCATTTACATATAGGGCCATAAATCATCATAACAAAACAGAAAACAGGAAATACTAGCAATGATAACACTAAAAGTTTAAATGGTATATAAAATATACACTGAACACAATTAAACGTACATGAACGTTTTCTTTTTTTTAGTTTTTCTTGATTGTCTTTAAAATTTACAAAAACATTATCATATATATCGACAGCTGCTTCTGGTAAAAATTTAAAATACATTTCTTCAAATTCATTATCTAAATTCATTAAAAATTCCATCGCCAAGGAGTTTAAAATCATTTCAGTTATACTATCATTATTATACACAATCCATAAATTAGCAAGATATACCAGTAAATTAAATCCAAATTCTTGAAATGTATCGAGCATTACCCATATATCTATACTTGGCATCATTCTGTTTAATCGTGTACGATCTGTTAAATTATCCCATAAGAAAAAAGACCTTACAAAATAGAGCATTGATACTGCTAATATTATTGCTTTCATTTCTATTGGAGATTCATTTGGACAAAATTCCTTATTGAATTTTGCCATATCTGAACTGATTAATGCTACATAAATAATCCATTGAATTATAAAAATTAGTATTGGTAACATAAAAAGTAATGAAAAAATATGAGAACAATAAAATGCATTTTTTGCTTTTAATATTTCATTTTTATATCCATGGTGTATATGATATTTAAAAAGGGAAAACATGCCAAATTTGGGATCTGAACATACAATTGCTATTTTTTCATCATCAGTTAAATCTTCTTTCTGGAGTAATAGATTTTTACTGGGTGAATTACAATCTGGTAAAATTTTTTTTGAATGTTCTTGTCCTATTAATAGATCATCTTGAAATTTGGCTTTTATTTGTGCACATAAAAAATAACAATTATTTCCTACTGCATTGCAATAACTTTTTTCAAATACAGTTTCATGATTCAGTATTGTATTATTAGATTGAGTTTGGATCATACTTTTTCTAGGCTGAACATCTACAATGTGGTTTTGTGCTTTTTTTTGTTCTTTATAAGATAATGTTTCATTCATTTGCATTCTAATAAATTCTTGATTGTTTAATAATTTATTATATTTTTTCAGATCTGATATTTTTTTTGCCATTATTCTAGGTGTTAATATTACATTGTTTTCTAACATGTATATAGTTTATTGTTTGTCTTCTTAAATAAATTTTGTTATTACTTTGAGGGTAATAATAATAAAAAATAAATAATAAAAAATAACTGATAAATATATATATATATATTATGTCAAGTAATAATTTTGTTAAATTAAAAGATCAACCTGAGGAAGATAATATCCAAGAAGAGTGTTTATTTTGTTTTAACAATCTAGATTTGGAAAAATCATTTATTATATGCGATACTTGTGCAAAGTGTTGTCATGTAAACTGTTATATGGACTGGTTTAATCGGAAAAAAAATACATTATGTATTTTTTGTCAACAAAATACATTAATTTATTCTGAAACAAAAATATCAATGCTTGAAAGTTGTTTATCTTTTATCTGGAAAAAAAAACCCAAATATTCTAAGAAATATTATAATATTAAATATTAATATATTTTCGTTACAATATTGTAAACGAAAATGTAACGGAAATGTTTGATAATTTAGGTGATTATTAAAAAAAATAGGATCTTCTCAAAGAATGGCTCCAATTTCTTATTGAAGTATCAGTTCTCGTACCACTTCTTCCGGCTGGTGGACGTGATACATATATGTGTGTTTGTGTTGTTGTTGGTTTAGTGGTAATGGTTTGACATGATTGTGTTTTTTGTATATTTAATTTTATGTTTTGATTTGTTTGACTTGTTTGATTTGTTTGATTTGTTTTATTTTGTTCTAAAACTAGGACAGAATGTGTTTTTTCTACCAAATTTTTTAGATCCACATAAATATCATCCATTTTAACATTCATCTTTATTTATTTTATATAATATTTTTCTTATTTCTTTACTAGTTCCTTTCAAAAAGAAATCTTTTTTAAACATTTTCTCTCCTGATTTTGATTTATGTTTATCTGGTAAAGTATTGTACATATTCTCAATAGACATATCCATAGATGTATTTTCAAATATAAAATGAGCATGAATTATACCGAATGCAAATATAAATGCTACTTCTGGTTTCATTTTGTATGTTTTTTGCATAATACTTCCTATATTTATAACCATCAATAATTCTTTCGGATGTAATGATTTTACTAAATGTTCTTCATTATTATCTATCATTTTTGTATTTCTTCCCCAATTTATTTCATCATTAGTTAATTTTGACCAGTTATTGAGAATTATATCTATTGTGTGTTTGTTTTTACATTTAAATGCTAACTTCAATACATCCTTAAATGTATTGATACTATAAAATGATGTATTTGTGTATTGTTTCACATGTTGATTAGTTATTTCTTTTTTGAGTTGATGTTCATTTATGAATTGCATTATAAATATATGGTTATTAAGTTATTGTTATTTGGTTCAATTTTTTATTATTAAAAAAATTTTAATAATAAAAAAAGTTAATAAAAAAAGTTAATAAAAAAAGTTATAAATTAAATATACAAAATAATATTGGTATTATACTTTATTTATAGTCCTAAACTCTCCTGATAGACCTTCATCGCCTTCTCTTGTACTAGCTTACTTGCGGCTGCCTCGGAAGCAAAAGGTTTCTTATCTTTATCTGTAAGTTTTCCCCAGTTTTTCCCTAACTCCTTAGCAATATTTCCAATATTAATTTTACCCATTTTCTTCTTCTGGATTTTCATAAGAGCGGGGCGATGAGCATCACAATAAAACATAAATGCTGTCTTAGCCTTTTTGGGTCGGTTTGGATCCTTAATTTTCTTCACCTTAGGTTTTGGACCCAAAATCTTCTCAACAACATCGTTCATATTTTCGGATTGCCCCAACTCCATGCAAACTCTCTTTACAACCGAGGCATGAGATTCATACCACAACTCGTTTAGCGCACCAGTATTATTAAAATATAGAGTAACCATAATCAATTATACTATATTTACTATAGTTTTCCTTAAATCAATTTTCATATAACTTATTAAATAATATGATATTTATTTAATAAGTTTATTACTAAATTACTTTAAAAAGTTTTTCCAGATCTTTTGTTTCTTTTTCGAGATCTTTTGTTTCTTTTTCGAGATCTTTTGTTTCTTTTTCGAGATCTTTTGTTTCTTTTTCGAGATCTTTTGTTTCTTTTTCGAGATCTTTTGTTTCTTTTTCCACCTACGTTAATATATCTAGTTAAACTATCACCACTGCGTATTGTTTTGATAAAATTGGGATCGGCTATAAGTTTTTCAAATATTTCATTGATTGTACAAGCGTCTTGACGGTCTATCAAAACCTCTAAGAATATTTTCATAGTATTTACTATTTTTTCTTCGCCCCACCCTAGTCCCCGACAGTATGATTTAAATTTCTCCTCATACATGTTTACAATTTCTATTATATTTTCTATTTCTGGATCGGGCGATTGTCTATTTAGATTTATTCCAAAAATATTATGAGTACCTATACTATTATTGATAAGTGTGGAAGCGTTACTAGGATTTATTAAATTATTTATAGTAAATATTTTATTACTATTGGTCAAACCATCGGGTGCTTTGATGACTATTTCAATTGAAGTTGTTGTTTTTGTTTCTTGAACTTTAAATCTATTAGTATCACTAAGGGTATCATTTACTAGATTAAAAAAATTATTACATAAATAATTTGTTCGTCCTAAAGGATGTTTATACTGCAATTTACCGCTCAACGCTTCCACTGACATTAATGTAGTATACATTGTATTAAATCTATGTTCTAGTATGTTTTTTTCTAGATCTTCTAATGTTTCTAATTTTATTGAATTATTGAATTTCTTAAAAGGAGGATATTTTGTGGGCATTAAAATACCAGTCATTCCACATTTAATCATCCAAGAATTTAAACGTAAATTATTTACAATATAAGAAATTGGAGCCACGCCGAACGCGTTTCTTTGAGAAGATCCTATTTTTTTTAATAAATTATTTTCCATATTCGCTACTTTTTCCTCTTCTGTGGGGTTTTCAAGTACGAATTTAAAAAATCCTTTTAATAATGTATGCATCTGGTTTTGTCGTGAAGGTGTAATCTCAATTGGAGATGCTACTGATCCATAAAATGGATGCCAACTTCCTTTATGGCCTGAATTTGTCCCTGAAGAACGATATATTGGAAACCATCTTTCTATTTCATTGTACGCGTTTCTATATCCACCGGGGAATAATTTTTCTGGTAGTTTTAAAAGTGCATAAATTCTAATAGCGTCTCCTCTATCTAATGTTGCATCATTAATGCAAAATATATTTTTTAATTCTAAATTAATATTTAGATGATCTATAGAAATAACTAGTGGTTGATCAGTAAATATCATTTCTGGCATATTAAAATCTGATGGTGGGGATAACCCAGGGGTCTTTTTCTCTTCTCCCTCTTCTTTCTCTTCTCCCTCTTCTCTCTCTTTTCCCTCTTCTCCCTCAGTCTTCCTTAATTTTTTTGTTCTCTTGGAATTTGGACCACAAAAATATTTATTATGTGACGCCAGCGTTCGTGGCAAAAACATCTTGCTGCAGTACTTACACTTCTCCTTCGGTGCTAAATCAACCGTGACATGAGTCGATGATAGACTTGGTGTTGTTGTTTGTGTTATTTCAGAGATTGATCGTTCTGGTATTTGAGACATTATATATTATATAAGAATATTGAAATTTATTTTCATATTAGTAACACAAATATCAAGAAAATGGAATAAACTCAACTTTAAAACTCTTAAAAAAAGGAAGATCAGATTAAAAATAAAAAAAATAATAGAAAATCATGTAAAAGACATCAATATATTGATATTTTCCTTCTCATATTGACTTCTTTTTGATGGACGTATAAGTGCTCTTTTTTTAGTGCGTTATTTTCAGTCATATTCTGATTTATTATGAGTTAGTATTTAAAGTATTTAATTAATATATAAATATATGGATTTTGACTCATCAAATTATAATACAGATGAATTGTTAAATATTTTGGAAATTAATCAAAGTGGTGATTATAGTTTAGACAACGTTTTTAAACTAACAAAAAAAACTATGGATACAACTAGACTTAGTGATGATAATGCAAACAAGGAGGCATTATTGGATTTCATTGTCGTATCTTTTAAAAAATTGTGTGATCATTTTCAATATGATGTACCTGATTATATGGATAGAGAATTAGATAGATTGAAAATTAAATTATTGACAAATAATGATACTATAAACAATGATCCTGGTAAATTTGTGGTTAATCATAAAATTGGGAATGAAGTAGATAGATCTGTTGAAAAAAAGAAATTCAAACGAGTTAATCCTATTAAAAGAGAATTGTATAATACTGTTTTAACAATTAATACTAAATATAGAAATAATTATTATGGTTCTAAATCTACTGATTTTTTAGTCGATTTACCAAATCCAGTGAAGAATGTAACCGGTTTAAAAATTAGTAATGCTGAATTACAAAATACTTACTATACGGTTTCTAATTATTTAAAAACGAATGTATTCTATATTCATATTACAACGGAAGGAAATGATATACCAAAGGGCACATACAAAATAGAAATACCTGATGGTAATTATACTTCATTAGATACGGTTTCTGCTATTAACGGTGGTAGTGGATTTGGATTGATAAAAGCAAAATTATATTCAGATTTAACAACTGTAATTGATCTCTCTAGTATAATTATTGCGATATATGATGCAGCGACTAAAAAAATTATATTTAGTTTAAAGCCTGATGTTAATTATAAATTTGATTTAGATTTTGTGTTACATGGGGATGTGGAAAGAGATATTGCAAAAAATTTGGGGTGGCTTTTAGGATATCGTAAACCGTATTATAGTTTTGATGCAAAAACTGTTGATGGGGTAGAACATTTGGCTTCTTATGAAAAAGACTACAATGTTGATACTGTAAAAGGTATATCTATTACTACTAAGGGGTTTCAACCAGAAGCCCCTGCTAATTTTACAGGAACGAAATTCTTTTTAATAGAAGTTAATGATTTTAATAACAATAGTATTCAATCATTTTATTATCCGAGTACATTTAATTCATTGAAGATGAAGGATCTATTAGGTAAAATTCCTAATAATGTGGGTGCTACTATTTTATTTGAAGATTCATATGGACCCATAAATCCTACTAGATATTATTTAGGACCTGTAAATATTCAAAAACTTCATATTAGATTATTAGATGAAAATGGTGTTGTTGTTGATTTGAATAATGTTGATTTCGTTTTAACGTTTGACTTAGAAGTATTACATGTTCATTATGAAATGTTAGATCAATAATGCGAGCTGTTAAATAATATGAACGGAGAGATAATAATATAAGCGGAGAGATAATATTATTATATGATTTTACCAACTATTACTCCATTTTCGGGAGAAATATGCCGAGTTGGATGGCGTGTTTGATGGCGAGGGGGTCATCGTTGTTTGGATTTTATAATCATCATCGCAACCGCAATTTGTATTTTGGACGGTGTATTTTAATTTATGTCCTACATTATTTGATGTTGATGTAGTTGTGCATTGGGATGTGTTACATGATGTGGTTGTTTTGTATATATTATTTTTGAAATATCCCACCATATTATTTTCATTAACTATATTGAAATTGGGATAAGTAATTGTGTCATCATCGGTTCTATAATGATATTTCTTTATTTTAGACATTATAGGTAAATATTTCGTATGATTTTCAGTTGAAATTTGTGCCGTCGGTTGTGTTCTATCTTGAGAGCAACAAGTATTTTTTGATATTGGTATAGGATAATTAAAGTTTCTTTTAGTCATTAATATGTTTGTTTGATCTGTATTGCAAGAATTTTCTTGGTATAATGGTTGTCTATTGCATGAACTATTTGCCAATATTATTTGTTGGTTTACAATTATTTTACTTTGCATACCATCATCTAATCCAAATGCTTTTGTTTTTGATAAATCGCAACATGGTTCTAAATTATAATAACCTTTCGTTAGTTTTAAAAGAGTGCTATGATTATTTACTGATCTTAACGCATTATTTTCAAATGCTGATATATTTGTTTGAAATTTTGTTTGTAAATTATTATTTACATTTCCCATAAGTGTTATGTTTTCTAAATTTTTGGTTCTTTCCCGTGCATCACCCATTATTGTATTTGTTTTAAAATTAGACATATATAAATTTGATTATATTAAGTAATTTTGAAATAAAATAATTTTGAAATAAAATAATTTTGAAATAAAATAATTTTTGTATTATTGATGTAATTATTGATGGTTTTTAATATGGGAATATATATATGGCTATAAAATTTGCTTCTAGCAAACTTGTTAACACTGGTGATTTTGTTCGGTCTGCACAAAATACTGTATTATTATTTGATAAAACTTATAATTCGAGTGGATTTAATTCTATTGAATTTGGTATAACAAAGGATAACTTTATAAACTTATTTTATAAATATGGTCGATTTGGTTTTAGTACGGATGATGAAACTATATTGGGTAGTAAAAGTAAGTTATCCGGTTGGTTTAAATCAACCGGTACAGGTGTCGCGTTAACGTCTCCTATTAAAAACTATGATGTCGTTGAAGATGTTACTGGATTATGGGAAAGTGATACTATTGCTACGACTGAGTGGTCTTCTTCGGTATACATAGATATTATTAGCCAGTTGCTGGTTGTTAATCAATGGACAAAATTAACTTATTCAACTGCATTGACTTTACAAGAAATTTTAACAAGTTTTGGTCAAACTAATTTGGAGGTAGGAAATCAATTAACTTTATCTATTATGGTAAATAATAGTAATACAAGTGCTAAGCCTGTTGAAATTATTTTACATTTCAAGATTGTTTAAAAATTGTTTTAAATGGTTGGTGCTTAAAAATTATTTAGCAATAAGTATTATATGAGTTGTGTAAATTCACCTAATGCAAAATTTTCATTTATCCATGTGAATACTAAATTTAGACCGAATTATTATAATACATGTAGCAGTGATTTTAACTATCAGTTTCCTAATTCTTATTCTAATATTAAATCTATTAAATTAGATAGTATTTGCATACCCAATACATGGTTTTTATTTTCATCTAAAAAAAAGAATAATGTTTTTTTTATTGAAACGAACGATTCGTGTAATGGTCTTGAACTACATCAAATTATTATTCCCGATGGTAACTACACGGTTGAACAATTAGAAGGATTTTTAAATAAAACATATTTTTATTTATCAGAAATTTCCAATGGACTGCAGAATATTAAATTTTCTATTCATGAAAATAGTTTGAAATCTATTTTTTCAGTTGTTGATGGGACCTCTAGTAGTTTTACATTTGATGTGAAATTTGCCCATAGCGAATTAAAAAACATTTGTTATGGTACTGGTTGGATTTTAGGTTTCAGATATGGTAAATATACTAATATAACAAGTTATGTAATGTCGGAAGGTCTTTTTGATGGGGGAGGAGACCGTTATATTTATTTTTGTTTAGACGATTTTAATCATTCTTCATTAAATCCACATGAAATTTGTTTTGAAAAATATAGTATTAATGAAAGTGTTTTAGCAAAAATATATTTGGCCGATGGAAAATTTGCAATTAATATTGATGATAGTTCTAATAGTTCTAATACTACTGTTAAAACCCGTGTTTTTTCTGGACCTATAGACTTGAGTAAAGTAAAAATTAGAATTTTAGATCAATATGGAGAGGTTATTGATTTGAATAATATGGATTTTTCATTTTCATTGCAAATTTGCGGATAATATTATTGTTAATAATTTATAATCTTAATAATTTATAAATTATGCTTACCGGTAAACGAAGACGAGCAATCTATCTTAATGGTAATAGTTATGGATTATCTCTGCGAGGTCTAAGGAGTGAAACGAATAATATTATATTGACTGACAGTGTTGTTTTATCACGGGATTATTTAGATTTTAAATTGCAAGTCATTAAAAATTATATTGAACCCCTTATGAATAAGAAATATGAATATTTGCGGTATAATTATCATATGATTGAAAAAACGTTGGAAAGAATTAAAAAATATGGTAATGAACAAAATAAGGATGATATTGAACTTTTTACGAAAATTTTAAAAGTTATTAGAAATACGATTGATATGCATTTATCTTTTACAGAAACTGAAAAGAAACTATATGGTACTAATGGAGTTACACAATTATTGGTACGTACATCTCGTATTGTACTTAATGCGAAATATGAGATTTATAATAATTTATTTGGAGAACTTGGTAAAGAGGATGGTGTTAAAAATTATGATGATGCATTAATTGATCGGATTGATTATCTTTTGAAAAATCTTCATGAACCAACATTTGCTAATATTCGATATGAAATGCGAGATAAGGTTGATTTATTTTTATCTGGTCAACGTCTTGAATTAGAAAAATTGATTTCTTCTTAGGGTAGAATATATTTGAATTATTATTATTATGGTTAGGAATTTTAAGATGTTTGACCTTGTAGATTACTATGATATTATCGATGATCTTCGCAAAAACCAATTGAAAACGTTGTGCTATTGTTCATTTTTATATATGTTGGTAGGGGGATTTAGCTATCGTTATCTTCTACATTCATATTTCGCATTGATTATTTTTAGTTTTATTCAGGAATATGGATTAAGTTATATTAAAAATGATATTAATAATCGTTTTAAGAAATTATTTCATAAATTTATTACTAATAAGACGATTGATGAAGTTTCGACGGATGAAGTTTCAATGAATGAAGTTTTTAAGGATGAAGTTTCGACGGATGAAGTTTTTAAGGATGAAGTTTCGACGGATGAAGTTTCGACGGATGAAGTTTTTAAGGATGAAGTTTCGACGGATGAAGTTTCGACGAATGAAGTTTCGACGGATGAAGTTTCGACGGATGAAGTTTCGACGAATGAAGTTTCGACGGATGAAGTTTTTAAGGATGAAAAGGATGATAGGAGTTCATATAATCTAAGGAAAAGACATATTCTTAAAGATGTGTTTAAAACATATAATGTGTAATATATATATCAATGATTTCATAGAAAATAAAATTTTCTATGAAAAATAAATCTGTTATGTTATTAGTTGGTTCGACTAATAATTTATAAATTTTAATTATATACTTTCATCGTCTTTTTTATCTTTTGTATATATTTTTCTATCTTTCATATTAAAAATATTGATCATATATTTACATAAAATATAAGGAAAATTGAACTTTTTTGATAATTAATAATAATTGTTTTATAAAAAAATGGATATTTCTCAGATTAAATCTGAACTTGATCATAAAGGTTATGTTGTTGTACCTGATGTTTTGAACCGAGAAGATGTTGATAAATGTTTGGATTGGTTTGGGGACTGGCAGAAAAGCATTCCTGATCATGATTATCAACATGATAAATTAAGCCCTCATGGCATTTATAAATTTCACCAGGCCGGTCATCAAAGACATTCATGGTATATTAGAACTCGTCCTGCGGTTAGAGAGGTTTTCGAAGGATTATGGGACACGAAGAATTTGGTGGTTTCATTTGACGGCTCTTGTTATATGCCAAAAGATATGAAAAAGAAGGATAATATTTGGACACATACTGATCAGGCTCCAGGTAAAAAGGGTCTACATTGTATTCAAGGTTATGTTGCTCTAACTACAAATGAAGAAAGAACTTTTGTTTGCTATGAAGGAACTCATAATATTCATGAAAAATATTTTGCAGATAAGGGTATTGAAAAAGGTGGAGATTGGCAGGTCATAGATAAAGGTACGGTTGGGGCTCTTCATGAATACAAACGAGTTGTTAGAGTTGAAGCTGGATCATTGGTTTTATGGGATAGTCGGGTCTTTCATCAAAATCAATATGGTAAATCAGGAAGCGAAGAAAGAATTATTCAATATGTTTGCTATTTACCTAAAAATCATGTAAAAAATACATTAACAACGAGATCGAAAAGACAGAAATATTTTCAGGAGAGGAGAACTACAAGTCATTGGCCGTGTCCCATTAAAGTAAATGGATTACAGGGACGCACTTTTGGAAATGAAAGATTGAAAATTAATTACGATGCATTGCGAAAGCCTGATCTGGACGATATGATGGATGATATCAGGAAATTATTATGAGATTATTTAATAAATATAAGATTATTTAATAAATATAAGATTATTTAATAAATATAAGATTATTTAATAATTATATCGGCTAATTTAACATTATAAGCAAAATAACGTTTTTTATTGTTTGATTGTCCTGCGAAATTATTGTAATTTATATCGAAACTTACATATAATGGAATGGATTGATGATGTAAAAATGGAATAATTAAGTCTTCTAAGTTTTCGAGTGGAGCATAAAATTGTTCTTTATTGTCATTTTGTATTGTTACTGCTTTTTTTCCAAATGTTATTATTTTACCTTGTTGCATTTATTATGATGTTAGATTTTTCTTTTAGATTTTTAGTTAAAATAAAAATATAATAAAAATAATATATGAGTAAAAAAATTATTTCAGTTACTTGTTCAGCATTAAAACAATTAAAACAAATAGCAAAAAATAATAATTCTAATGGAATTTTATTTAGTGTTAAAAGTGGCGGATGTAATGGGTTTGAATATAAGTTTGAACCTATTAATACTTCCTCTAATGAAGGTCATAATATTATAGTCAATGATCATTTAAAAATAGAAGTGTGTGAAAAAAGTCTTTTTCATCTTCTAGGGACGAAAATAGATTGGGATGAAGATATAATGGGTCGACGTTTTATTTTTGATAATCCTATGGCAGATGCATCATGCGGTTGCGGTACATCTTTTTCTATGGGGGATTAACGTTATTTGGAGATATTGTTAGGAAATTTCTATCGCGTCTTTAAATATTGGTTTTTCTAATGGTATTATACGTCCAACACATCCTAATGTCCATTGTCTTTTGTAGTTGAACTTGTGTTTTTCTAATTTCTTTTCCCATTTATATTCTTCATAATAATTATTACTCATTTGTAATAATTTTTTGTTATCTGTATTTTTTCTATATAAATTTTCTCTCCAAACTTCATTTGATCTCATTATATTTTTACTCGTATTGTCAAATGGCTTTAATATTATGCCATCTAAACATTGGTATATTAATATATTGATTTCTATAGGCAATTTATTTAACATATATTATATAGATAAGTTAATTGTAGGTGGTTCTTTAATTTGTAATAAAAAATATATTTTTTTTAAACAATTCAAAATATAACGTGATCATATTCTATTTCTTGATTTAATATTTTATACTTTAAAATCATTCCGCAAACATTACGTTTTATTTTGACACCCGCAAAACTTAATATTATATTTAATAAGTTTGGGTTAGTACCTTTTCTTCTGACATATTTATAATATTTATTTTTGTGTTCTCTCATTTTTTATAAAACTTTTTATAATCCTTTAAATTCATAAATAACCATATATTGAATATGGTTAATAATAAATATCCTATACTTATTAGTGTTTGAAACTCCATTTTTTATTTTATAAAAAATCCTTTATTTTTTTCAATTTTTAAAGTAATCGTTTATTTATAAATCCTATTAATCCAATTATTACATCTATAAGAAGTGGAATATAAGCATTATTATTTTTTTGTATTGCAAGTATTCCAAAACTTAAATAGAGAAATGCATGGACTGGTCTTAGATAATTCCACCATATTTTTTGCCCAAATCCTCCTATTTTTCTATTTATAATATATGTATAAATGAAGCCTGTACCCATAATTAATGCTATATATCCTAATTTAGGTAAGTGTTTTTTATTTATTGTTTTTGCAATGTAAACAAATAGTAATCTTATTACTATGCAAACGGAGAGAAATATTATATTTATGTATTGGGGCAACATATATAGTAGTTTTATATTTTATATTTTTGTTTTTTTTGTTGAAGAATTTCTCTCCAGTATGTATATGCCAAAACCTCGTGATAAAAAGTTATATGAAAAAATTAAGAAAAAAGTTTATAAAGATATACCCAAACATAGTGCTTACAGAAGTGGTATTTTAGTTAAAAAATATAAGAAGGCGTATACTCGGAAATATGGTAAGAGTAAAGGGAAACGCAATCCTTATATTGGAAAAAAAACACGTAAAAAGGGATTGCGTCGATGGTTTGATGAAAAGTGGGTTAATCAAGATGGTAAAGTTGGATATCATAGTAAAAGTGATGTTTATCGACCTTCGAAAAGGATCACTAGAAAAACACCTACAACTCATAAAGAATTATCTAAGAAGGAAATTAACCGTTCTCGGAGAGAAAAATATACAAAGGGTCGTGTAAAAAGATTTAAAAAAAAATAACCAGAAAAATAACCATGCGATGTTTTGAAAGATATATAAATAATATTTATTAATTATATATGTTAATTTCAATATATTCATTTTTGATACTTATTATGTATTTTTTAGCAGGTATTCATAAAATTAAAAATTTTTCTGAAACAGTAAAAGGATTAAAGGGTATGTTTTATTTTAAAAATCTTCCTAATATTTTTTATACTTTATCTATTTTAGGAGTTATAATATTAGAAATTATTGCACCTATAGCAATTATGGTTTCATTAAAAACTAATATGTATCAGCATATTGCTTATTATTCTAGTATCTCTTTAGTAATATTTACAATATTAGCAACTCTTATATATCATTTTCCCCCCAGTGGGTCACAATATATTCCATTTATGAAAAATTTAACTGCGGTAGGTGGCTTACTTTTATTGTCAACGCAATTTAATTGATTATCCCTTATTATACAAATATAATACACTAATGTTAAAATTAATAAATATTAATAATATTAATTAATAATATTAATTAATAATATTAATTAATAATATTAATTAATATTATATGGAATACTATAAGTTTATAATATTAACATTTACAATTACTGCTCTTTGGGATGTTATGTTAAGATTTATGTCTTTACATAATGAAAAATTACCAAATATTGTTAACACAGGTTTACCATTTATTAAAGATCTAAAACCTTATTTCCAACAACATACACTTCTAGCAGCAGCGTTGATAGCCGGATTTGTAGGAGCAACTACACAACCATTTATTTTAAAAATTACACCATTTCCAAAAAATATATTTGATTTAAAATATATATCTAAATTTTTATTTGTATCATTTGTAGTTAGTGCATTATACGGTTTTGTAATGAAGGCAACAAAATTATTTCCTAGATTGGAAAAATATTATTATGATAAATTAGGAGTTGTTAAAAGTATGTACCACGATGGTATTTCAGGGCTTGTAGTTCAAATAACGATATTAATTTTGTATCATATTGCAAGATTGGTTTAAAAATAATTACGTTAATTTAATAATATAATTTTAAAAAACTATATTAATGGAAAAGTCACATGGAGTTCAAGAAAAAATGGATAACATTATAAAACTATTAGTGGTCTTAACTGAAAGAACTGATAATATCAAACTTAACTTAGATAATGCTAATACAAAACTTAATACATTAGAAAAAAAAATAGACGAATTAAAAGGTTCCATAAATGATGATTTACTTACAGAATGTAAGAAAATGGGAAATCATATAGATTTTATTGAACATGTTTATGATAACGTAAAACATCCATTGGGATATATATGTAAAAAAATTAAATATATTACTGGTAATGATGAAACGCAATATACATTGACCAATAGTGGTGGGGAAGGTAAAATTAATTAAAATGATCTTCAAAATAATTTTTTATTTCTGTCTTTATTTATGTTTTTTCTACACAACTCGCTACCACAATGATCGTGATTTGCAGCATCAATATTAAAATCAATACTTTTTTTATAATTTTTTTTACTTTCTGGATTTATGGTCGACCATCTACCAAGAAGAGGTTGTAATGTTTTGTTATTAAATAGAGGTGTTAATCTTTTAAACATATTAAGAATAATATTTTGATTATTTTAAATATTAGTTCAATTTTAATGTTATTTTAATGTTATTTTATAATAATGAAGACACGTAAATTAAACAAATCAAAAAAAATAAATGCGATATGTGTATTACATGGAAATAAAGATAATATATATGGAGTTATAAAATTTACCGAGAAAAATAAAAAAGTAAAGATTGAATATGAAATTTTTGGATTAAAAGATGGTAAACATGGATTTCATATTCATGAGTATGGCGATTTAACAGATGGATGTACGAGTTCATGTGCACACTTTAATCCGTTTAATAAAAATCATGGAGGGTTGGAAAGCAAAGAGAGACATGTAGGTGATTTAGGGAATATTATTTCAAAAAATAATCTAGCAAAGGGTATTATTAAAGATCATTTAATTTCATTAAAATTAAAAAGTAAATGTTGTATAATAGGAAGATGTGTTGTAATACACAAAGATGCTGATGATTTAGGATTAGGTAAAAATAAGGAATCTTTAAAAACTGGTAATGCTGGTAAAAGATTATGTTGTGGTGTAATAGGATTATCAAAAAAATGTAAATAATATATATGACAACTAAAAAACGTAGAAGTGGTAAAGTAAATAAAACGAAAAAAAAACAAAAAAAATCTGTGATCTCGCATAGTTCTAGACCAAAAAAGGTTGGGGGTAGATATTATTTTAAAGATTATCCTGAATTTAAACCTAATTTGAGCCCGCGTGAAATGTTTAAGTTGGGAAGTTTTGGTGGTACATATTGGCGTCCTATTAAGTCTAAAGTTGTTAAAAAAGACTTGAAAAATCTTCATAAAAAATATCCTAAATCATGGTGGAAAGGTATTCCGGAAAATCATTTGACATTACCGTTTGATAAGTATGATAAAACAATAAATAAATATGGTGTCAAGGTTGGGACTACTTTGGGTTTTTGGGAAGGTAAAGGATGGATAAAGAAACATCATCCTTATGGGTGGGTACATTGGTATTGTGATTTTTTTATGGGAAAACGAAGTGAAGACGATGAGCGCCAGGTAAAACGGTGGCAGGGAGTTTCCGGTGAAAGGGGTCGATTTATGAGATTTTTAGTTACGCAAATTTTAAAGAAAAAAAGTAAATGGAATGATGAAGATATTAGTCCTAAGATAAGACAAACATTGCAACATTGGGCATATAAGTTAACAAAGGCTGATTTTAATTATGAAGTGAAAAGACGCAAATAGTTAATTTGAACCTATAATTTAAAGTTTAATTTAAAGTGAAAATAATGTAATTATAAAATGACATATTTGGTAGATGATGTTTGGTGTATTGTGAAAGAGTTTATGTTGGATTGGAAAGGGAGTTGGTATAAAAATATGAACTTGGTTTTCGATGAGATTAAATGTCACTATCCGAACACATTAGTTGTGGAGGGATATAGTATGAAAACAAGATTGTATTATACTACTTTTCTTGTCCATCTCGGTACTTTTGAGGAACGTTTTTGTAATCAGTATGATATTAAAGAAAATGAATGGATTAATGGATTTATTCCGCCATTGGTAGTTTGAACACAATTTGGCGTTGATTAGTTAATAAAATGTTGATTTAAAACAAGTTTGTTTATACTTATGTATGATAGATTGTGCTGTTTGTCGAGAAACTCATAGATGTGGATTAGAAATTGTTGTATGTAAACATGTTTTTTGTTCAACTTGTTTGTATAAATGGTTTTCTAAAAAACATGATTGTCCTCTTTGTAGAAGAGAATTTTCGTTGACAGGAGTTAATGTAAAATATTTCAGACATGGTATTAAAACTAGGAGAGAAAAACGTCTTATTGAAGAAGAAGTTTTTATATTAGATATTACAAAATTATATAATGATTTAAAATACTATAATTTATATGGATTAAATTCTGTTATAATTATCGGATCTATTATAGATAAATGTTTGATTTATATTAATTTATTATTAAAATCAAATAATCATAAAATACATTTGATTATAAAATGTTTGAAACGTTATGCTTTCCGATATCAGGTGGGACTACTTACACATCGAGATAAATATATGAAATTAATGGACTTATTAAAGGATGAACCGGTGTTAAAAAATGTAATTGTATTGGGTGAAAATGTAATTATAGGATCTGCAATAGTTTGATATTTTTATAACATAATATATATGTTATAAAAAATATACCCACGGCAGGACTCGAACCTGCAGTCCTCGCTTTAGAAGAGCGATGCCTTATCCATTGGGCCACGCGGGTATATATTCCTAAAATATTATTTAAATTCATATTGAACGAATATTGAATTTGAGGAAAAAGATAGACTATGTCTAATATCCAAGCTCCATCATAGTATTCACTATATCCCCGTCTTCTTTAAGAAACATTTCTAAAATTATTTTTATATCAAGATCAGGGAAATATGACCTAATGGTTTTTATATCTTTCTCTTGTTGCTGTTGTTGCTGTTGTTGTTGTTTCTTTTTCTTTCTTATTTCTTCTTTCTCTTTTCGCAATATATTATTTTTTTTTTCTTCTGTTAATTTCTTCACCATATCCCGTACATTTTCCCTCCACATCGACCAGTGTTTTTTTGCTTTCTCTTTTCGCAATATATTCTTTCTTCTTTTTTCTTCTTTCTTTCTTCTTTTTTTCTCTTCATTGGTATAAAATTTTATAAGGTCTTTCATTGTATCAAAGATTTTTCCATGTTTTGTTTCTATTCTATCTGTCCACTGATACGCTTCAATATTTTCTGTAGTGAAGGTAAGTATTATTTTATTTAAAAATGTCATATTAATAATTTATTGATAATTTATTAATAATTTATTGTTAATCTATTGTTATGTTCAATTTTTATAATTTGATAATATATAAATGAATATTGTGAAAAATAACTTTATTTTATTTTGTGTTATGTTTGTCATCGCCTTATTTTTAAATCCAATGAATATACTTGCTTATAGATTGGATGACCTATATGTGTCTATTACGTTAATTTATGCTAGTTTGTATATGGCTTCTAATATGATATGGTCTCATCAAATTGTTCATTATTTTCAAATGGGGCATTTTAATAAACAAATTTTTTTGTTAGGTATTAGTATGTCTTTATTTTTTGTTTATTTAATGAAAAATCAGGTTGGTATTGATTATAAACAATGGATTAGACGTATGATCCCACATCATTCGACTGCTTTAACAAGTACTAACAAATTACTTGAAAATAGTAAGGCTGCTAGCGGTGGAGCAGTTTATCGTTTGGCAAAGGATATCGTTTATAATCAAGAAAGAGAGATTGCTTTTATGAAAAATATGCTTTAGATACGCTTTAGATACGCTTTAGATACGCTTTAGATACGCTTTAGATTTGATGATATTGTTGGTTTTTGATAATTTGGTTTTCTTTTTGGTTTTCTTTTTGGTTTTCTTTTTGGTTTTCTTTTTGGTTTTCTTTTTGTGGATATTTTTTTATACCATTTTTGGATTTGTTTTACTTTATTTTGTGTAAAAAGTGGGATTTTCTCTCCATAAATTCTCGGACGAAAGTTTGTGAAAGTTTCAATATATTCATCCCAATTTGTTGAACTCATATCTTTATTACAATCACTGCAAATAGGTAATAAATTGTCTATACTTATTCTCCCACCATTTGTTTCGGACTTTATATGTCCTGCATGGAAGGTATTGTTATGTGTAAATGGTGTTATTCTAGTTTTCCAACAACAGAAACATTTGGCTTCTATTTTATCTCCAATGTATGTTTTCCATACATCAAATCTTATTTGTGGCGATATTTTCTTCTTTTTTGGTTTTTTCACTGGTGGTGGTTGCATTGGTTTTTTCACTGGTGGTTGATCTTGGTTTTGGCGTTTACATTTATGTTTTTTAAATCCTGATAATGTTTTATATTTTTTTGTACAGTGGTCGCAAGTCAATTGTGAATTCATATTATATCATTGCTTATTTTTTTTAAACTATAGTAATATATCATAATTTGAAATTTAGATATATCTATATTATTTAAGTAATATTTGTTAAATTAATATAATAAAAATTGAACCCATTATTTATAAATAAACAATATTTATAAATGCAGTCACAATTATATTTAAGACTCGGGAATGGTGATCTGTGTTGGAGACGTGTAATGGTAGATGAACATACATATAGGGATAATGCTCCTTCAGAACACCAAATATGTATTGGGGTGATGCGTGAGCATTTATTGAATGGGACTGCACATGGAGATTTTGTGAATAAGAATGGTTGGTATATGGGTAGTTGGTTTGTAAAAACCCCCAAGACACTAAATATGTATAGAAGTGATTTTATAAAAGTGGTAGCAAAAATTAACAAAATCCTAAAAAAAAGGTATACAACTAACGATAAAAATTATCCAATATTTAAAGGTGAAACCTATAGTAAGATCTATCCTAACCTAGTAAAATGTATAGAAGAAATAATCGAATTATTTAAGAGTGAAACAGGAAATAATGATTGGAGTTATTATGATGGTCTTGGTGGACTGACTGTAAAAACAATATTAAAAAATGCGGATGATTTTGTGAAAAATTGGTAGTTATGTTTATAAAATTGAAATTAAGATGTAATATAAAAAATTTTTTTATATAGATGGATATTGAACTTTATCTGGATCATTTAAGCGAATGTCTCATGGAAATACAGGAGACAATTCATAATATAGAATATTGTGGGTTGGATGATTATGATAAAAAGGAAATACTATTAATTTTGAACAAAAAATATTTAAAAATTCATACAGTTTTTCAAGAGAATATTTTGACATATTGTTCAGTGTGATTAATAATATATGATTAATAGTATATATGAACAGACTTTTTTATAAAGAAATTATTGAGAAAACTAATAAACATGAAATATATTTTTTTTTTATACATTCGGGGAACTTTTCTAATGATTTTGATAGTGATTATAAGTATAAAATAGTTGTTTTAAACGGATCATTGCGAGTTATATCCGATGACAAAAAAAATGAAGGTTATTATTCCACAAATAATATTATTGAAACTAGTTGTGGAGAGATATTTAAATTGCAAAATATTTCTACCGATACTTTAAAAGCATTAATTATAAAATCTAACGAAGTTTGCTAGAGATAAATCATTATATTGACGTATATTATTCCCATTCAAATGAACTAACTTGTGATGTTCCACTACCAAATGCCATCTCACATTCGGAACTATCTGCATTAGGATGATTTTTGTCCTGGTAATTTGGATATCCATAGTAAAAGTAGTCGTTGAAATATTCTTCAAAATGTTCTTCATCTTCTACATTTAATTTAATTTCACCTTTATAATATCCTTCTTTACGAACACTACCATCATATCGATAAACATAATATTTTGCTGGGTCCCCCTGATTATTTTCTACGTATTTCCTCCACTCATTCAGATCACAATCAATCCATTCTAACTTTTTTTCTTCCAATAAATCGATCTTAAGAGATTTTCGTTCATTTTTTAATACTTTTATTTTTTTTTTACATTCTTTTAATTCTTCCTTCAAAGCTTTTACCATTTCTATTTCTTCTTCTAATTCTTCTATACGATCTCGGGTTTTTCTTTCTTCATCGAATACATCTTGTACTGTACGGGTTGTTGTCATTTTAATTATATTTTTATATAATTAAAATTATTTTTTATTCAATTTTATTTTCTTGATTTTTCTTACCTTTTTCAAAAAAAGGTAGTTTATACATCTGTCAATATTAATCTGTGGTTGATATGTCGTATCATATATTTTAATCGTTTGTTTTGCAAACTTATGTTTTTTAGTTTTTCTATTTTATTATAGAACCTTTTTTCTATTTCAGTTAATTCTATTTCGTTATTTATTTTTTTTGTATTCATCAATGTTAATTCTATTCGAAGTGGATTTATTATTAAATAATCTGGGACATCCATTACTTATATTTATCTTGTTTGTATTTAAATATTTGATTAAATATTTGCTTTTTTCACCATTATTTTTGCAAATAAATTTGAGGTAATTTTGTTTAATAATTATAGAATGTGCAACTTATTCCGGCGTTGACTTGTAATTTACTACCGACGGAGAAAAGAACGCTTATGAAAAGGCTCCGTGATGAGGATCGTATGCAATCTGGAGAGCCCATAAACAATAGACCACAGGAGAGAAAACTCGTAGAACCCCACATAACATAAATCGTGGACTATTTTTCTAGTTGAAATAGATTATTGATATTTTTTTTAATAAACATGGGAAAAGAAAATTGAAAACTATTTATAGTCAATAAAAGATTAATATAACACAATTAATAAAGATTTAAAACAGAACTCCAATGTTAACTATTATCGCAAAGAATACACTTACAATTATTGCATATATTTTATCACTCATTTCAGGTTGGCTCTGTGCGGTCATTATAACAAGGTATTTGGAGGATTATATTAAAAAAAAAATAAAAGTCGAAATAAATCACGCTGGGAATCAAGAAATCCCTGAATTTTATGACAATGACGGTAATAAAAAATGTATAACATTTGAAATAGATGAAGATGCAACTATTGCTGAAGTTAAAGATGAAATTTCTAAGAGAGTTAAATATACTGACCGTACAATATCATTATTTAAGAAACCGTTTGGAAAAAAATTATTGAATACTACAAATATCATTACTTTCCATAACACAGATCCATTATATTTGTATATTGTTATTCCAAATTATTAATGACGGTTAGCCATGAAACCCAATCCGTGATATTTTTTTTTGTATTATTCATCAATGTTAATTCTATTTGAAGTGGATTTATTATTAAATAATCTGGACATCCATTACTTATATTTATTTTGACATCACATATAAAATTGAATATAAATATGAATATAAAAAAGAATGAAAATAAATATGCAATTATTCGTAATAGGTGTTCAGATGAAAAATACCACTCGAAAAATTTTTACTATTAATGAATTTGAAGTATGTGATACAATTCGATCCTTAAAATTAGTTATTTGTAATAAGTTTAATATTCCAAATAGATTGTTTTATATGATGAGTGATGGAAAGATCTTGAATGATGTGCATACATTGTACAAATCTAATATAAGAAATGAATCTACAATTAGTATTAATTTTAGAGCATACAAGCCTGTAGTTATTAAGTAAATGTTAATTGGTTTTTAGTGGAGAGAAATTGTTGAAATTCATGAAAAAAATCTTTTTTTTCATCTTTATAAATGTCATCTACCGTTTTAATAGAGAGAGGTCTGAGTTGTTTATCTCTCATAATTTGACAAAGAATGAATACTATTATACTTTTGTCTAGTTTTTCATTTGAAAGTTCTTCATACTTGTCCTGAAACTCCTTATATAATTTCATATAGGTTACTGAAGATTTAACGTCTATCCAATTAGACATATGCTTGTCGAAAAATCTTACAAATGTTTCGTCCTCCATAAGGGTTGTCAGATCTTGGAAGAATTCGTTTTCCTCTATAGTTTTAGTGCCTTTTTTTATTTGTTGAGATTTATTATAATCTATAATTTGGTTCATATAAATTGTCGTGGAGAGATATATTTATTATTTAAAAAAAATAAATAATAAATAAATAATAAATAAATAATAAATAAATAATAAATAAATTTAACAGAGGTACATTATAATATAATCAATGCACACAATCGG